TCTCCGCGGCTAAGGTTCGGGCAGCTTACCCGGCGATGTACGCCAAAATCTCAGCCGTGGTGGGAACTGACACCAGCACAGACGGCGACCAGGCCAAGTACGGGCGGGCCCAGCAAACGACACCAGGTTCTAACACACGCGCCATCACGACAGAGGGAATTGTCTCCTACTCGCGGTGCTGGATTGATCCTGATGCGTTCAACGAACTCGACGATGAGACGCTGGCGCAGGAACTGCAAAAGCGTTACCCCAAGGGTTGCAAGTTAGTCCTGTGTGGTCAGGAAACCTTCCTCGACGCCGTGAACGAGTCCAAAGGGGATCACTGGACATGGTGCGGGACGATCAAAGGCCTTGGCGCCTACCCGTTCGCTGCTGGCAAAGTCGTGATGGATGTGCAAGAGCGCGTCACGAAGATGGTCAACAAGATTGAGGCCTACGCAGACCGGATCGCTTTCGGCATGGGTATCTTCGACGCGGACTTCATCGACGGGAACGCGCTGCAGAACAAAATTGCCACCCCTGGCAACCTCACGGGCGTCAGCAGGACCGATGAGGAAACCGGGCAGACGCGACCGCTGTCCGAGATGTTCTACCACGCAGCTTTCCAGCCAGATCCTGAAATATGGAAGTACACGGATACCCTGACCACTCGGGCTCAGTTCTTGTGCGGCGTCATGCCCCAGGTCTTTGGAGGGTCGGACAAGAACGTCCAGACAGCGGAGGGTCAGGAGCAGGCGCTCAACACAGCCTTGGGCCGGCTCAAGCAGTACATCGACCAGATGCGCGGCGAGGATGCCGATGCTGCCCAAATCTCGGTGCAGTGTTCCATCGACAACATGGACGAGGAAATCAAGATTGTCGAAGAGGGAGAGACGCCGGGATCGTGGAAGACAATCAGGATGCTCAAGGCGGAACTAGCTGGCGACTTCTTTACCTATCCAGAGTCCGATGAAGGCTTCCCGGCAACGTACTCAGAGATTCAGCAGCGGTTGATGCAGTTGCTGGCTCAGAACCAGAAGATGCCGATTGTGGCTCAGATGCTTGCCGACCCGAAGATTCAACGGGTCATGGCGCAGTATCTGTTGCCGCCGCAGATCAAACTGCCGCTAGATGCGCAACTATCGAAGATCGAGAAGGTCATTCATCGGCTCTCGCAGGACCCTAATGGTCCTGTTCCTCAACCGAACCCTTCTAACCCTCAAGGACCTCCCATCGTGGTCCCGTCGATCACCCCAGAGCCGAACGTCGATGATCCTGCCGTGTGTCAGAGCGAAGCGAAGCAATGGCTCCTGGCGAACTTTGAGCAGGCCGAGACAAACCCCAGAGGCTACGGGAACGTGCTGGCCTACCTCACCGTATCGGCTCAGTTAGCAAAACAGCAGCAGGCGGCGGCGGCGCTCACGATGCAGGCTCAGGCGGCAAGTGGAGCGAAGAGCGGGGCTGGTCAGGGGCCGGCTGGTCAGCCGGGAAGTTAGGACAAATCAGGTCCATCCTCTGCGGCACCCACGCTCCAGCGATGCCACTATTCCGCAAGATCATTGCATCTGCCCAACCATAGGCCACAAGCGCCGAAGGCCCACCCGCGTTACCCTTGGCGCGAGTCCCATCGGGAAGGTAAAAATGTAGCCGCCCCTTCAAGAACAGAATCCCTGACGCAATCGGCCAAATCCACCGGTGCCAGTCGTCTGTCTCTGTGCGCGCGAAGATCAGCACGGTGCCTCGGTTGTGTGCGGCCATGCGCTCCAACCATTTGCCGGTTGTGGTCCCGTAGGGCGGATTGAGCCACACGCGCCCATTTCCCCAGTCGGCAGCTAGTCCATCTTCGGGAAGCTCAATGTGCTTTGCAGCGGTTGGCCATGGCTGCGGCGATGGAGCTGCGCACGGGTCCAGAGCGAATGTCCCAAGCGCCTGCAGGATGGCCGGCGGCGTGAGCCATGTGTCGAACGCGCCCTCATTCGCGGCAGTGTGGCCGCCGATTCCCTTACCGCGATATGCTTTCATATTCTCACCATTAGTACACTTTATCCGCGCCTATCCGAAAGCGCAACAGGACCTAAAAATGCCCGTGGTACTCTTTGCGGGATGGAAAACCAAGTCACTCCCGCAGCTTCGCCCGCCAGCGCCGCCGCCCCAGTTGCGTCCGCTTCGCCGTCACCTGTTTCGAGTCCTGCCCCTGTAGCGACTCCAGTAGCAACCCCGGTAGCCGCGCCGAGTCCTGCCGCAAACGTCGAGATGACCAGCGAACAGCGCCAGCAGGCTATGGTTGCCCATCTCGCCGAGGTCAACAAGACCAAGCCAGCCGAGACTCCCGCAGTCGAAGTGCCCAAGGTCGATGCTCCTGCGGCTGAGACGCCCAAGGTTGATGACCCGGCCGCCGAGACTCCGGCAGCGGCACAGGACTCTGACGATTCCTTCGCTCTTACCGAGGATGGGGTATCCGGTGCCCGCGATCTGGCGGCCGAGTTAGACGCTATCGCAGGACTCAACGGACTTCTGCCCAAGGAGACGCGCGACAAGATCATGGCCAATGCGCGTATCGCCGAGCGCCTGGCGCCCTACGAACAGATTTTTGCCTCTCCCGAAGAGGCCAAGGTGATTGCAGAGACGGCCAACGAGCACGCCTCATTCGCCGAGGCCTACTCGATGATCTCCCGCGATGTTGAAAAGGGCACGAACGCCTTTGTAGCCAAGTTGCTCGAAGGCAGTGCCCTGCGGGACGAGAACGGCAACGTGCGGAAGGATGCGAACGGCAACATCCTGACCGACGGGACTGCCGGAAAGTTTTTCGACAAAATCTTTGAGCGTGGTTTCGCGCTCAAGGTAGCAAAGAAAGTAGAAGCACTGAAAGACGAGAACGTGTCAGCGGCCTTCGATTTGGTCATGGAGAGTGTAGGTTTGCGGCCCTCCACCGCGGCTCAAGACCAGAGCGCAGATCCCGCCCTCGCGGCTCGTAAGGCTGAACTCGACGCGCAGGAAACGAGAATTCGTACCGAGCGCCAAACCCAACACGCGGAAGCGCAGAAGACTCACCAGGCAGCGGTTGACGGCGAGAACGATTCGCAGTTCAAAAGCTCCCTGACAAGCCTTCTGGGACAGGCCACAGCGCTGAGCGCACTCGAACAGAGCGCGGTCCAGAGCAAGATCGAGACAGCCTTTGCGGCTGCTTTGAAGCGTGGAAATCCTGTATCGACGGCGTACTATCAGCGCCTCGATCGCATCCGTCAGGAACCCTTGAGCGCGGCAAGACGCCAAAAAGAAGTGGCTCTTGCTCAGCAGTTCACACGCGAGAACCTTGTCAGGATCAGCAGGCCGATCCTCAAGGAAGCCGGGGTTTCGGTGGGCAAGAAAGCCGAGGAACGCGCAGCAGCACAGGCCGCACGGGCAGAAGCAGCCCGCAGCGAGGTAGGCGGAGGCAGAGCACCCGCACCGGCAGCAGTCGGCTCCGGCGATGCAGCGCAGCAACAGGCGCGCGCCGTCGAAGCGTTCAAGGCTGCAAACGGTGGACGGGAGCCAAACGGTGAGTCTGAACTGCGCATTGGGATGATGTTGGCCCATGCGAAGGCCAGAGGAATCGCAGCCTAAGCTACCACGCATTGCGCACCCCAGGATTGACGGTCAACGCCGAGCGCAGGACTCGGAGAAGCGAGTTGTAATCTCATGGCAGCTCTTCAGGCAGCAGTTGGAGCAGCGTCGGTCATGCTGGAAGGCGTTTGGAACCAGCCTCAGTTGCTGGTTGAAAAAGACGCTCCCTTGGCCAAGCTCATGTCTTCGGGCGGAAGCGCCCAAAAGGTCTCAGACCACACTTACCGCGTGACGTTCCAGAATGCATTGCCCGGAGTCCGTTCGGCAATCTATCTGGATGGAAACGCCAACTTCCCGTCCCCCGGCTCCGGCTTCTGGCAGGAAGGCTTTATGCAGCCTGTCTCTTGGGCGGTCTCGGTTGGCTGGACTCAATTGGCCGCTCTGACCACCGCAAGTGACTCGCTGGCTGTCGCCAACGTGGTCGACAAGACCATGACCGACGCCGTCTTCCAGGTCAAACTGACCCAGGATGAAGCGCTCTGCAACGGTGACGGCACCGGCTACTGGGCCACCATCTCGTCAGTGACCACAGGCGCAGGCGGAACGTACACCCTGAGTTCGACCGACTTCGGCGCCCGCACCTTCGGCGTCGGCAACAACATCGACATCTACAACGGCACCACCTACGTCAACACGTCCAACGTGACTGCCGTACAGGATGCCCTTGGCGGTGCGCAGATACTCACCGTGGACAATGCCTACGGTGCGGCCAACGATGTGATCCGCTTCGGCGGTCTCGTCTCTGGATCTCCGCAGTTTGTCTATGGACTGCCGTACTGGAACAACAACTCGCCGACCGGGCTCACCATTGGCATCGACAGGACCCAAGCAGCCAACAACTTCATCTTGAGTCCTGGCGTAGCAGCGGGCGGTTCCTCACTGACCCCGCCCCTGTTCCGTCTCGGTTTGGATCAGATCATCCAGGCCATCGGCGAAGCGGCCGTAACCAGCGGAAAGTTCAAGATGCACATGCACTTGAGCCAGAAGGCTGTCTACGAGCAGAGCGGTCTGTCACTGACCAACTTCTTCACCCAGAACGGCACCGTTCCGGCAGGATTCGACCTGTTGACCACGGGCGACATGAAGGCTGCTGGCAATCCGTTTATGATGAACATTCACGCGAATATGAGCCGCGTGGACTACATCTACGGGGAGACGTGGCACTCGATCAAGTGGGGCGATGAGCCGTTCTGGTTCAATGACCAGGGCCGCACCATCTTCACGCAGAACGGTACGAACGGGCTGCCCACCGCGACGTTCGCTTCGTTCATGATTTCGACACGCCAGTGGTTCTGCGCGAACCCGAAATCGCAGTGCTATATCAGCGGTCTGCCCGAGCCAATCGGCTACTAACCATCAGCAACTTGCGGGGAGTCGAGTTCCACATCGTATACGCAGTCGATCCAGCCTGGCAGTTATTGCGTGCTCGGCAACTAGAAATCAACCAAAGCGGCCTTCTCTTCTGACGAGCAGACCAACACGAGCGGCAGGGCCTCGAGTCCTGCCGTTTCTGTTTTCGGTATACTGGGACACATGCCCAGACACGCGGAACTCGACAACTACTCAGGACCAGAGAATGAGGAAACGAACGAATACCTGAGAACGCAGCACGGCGAGTCCTATCTTGGCTATCCCATGTACAGGCTTGTCCACTCGGCTTTCCTCTGGCAGTTCTCTGCAGGAGAGTGGTTTGATTGGGACCCGACACTGCCCATTGAGTCCCGTGGAACCCTCGTAGTGGACGAGAATGGCGATCCAGCCCCGAACACCCAGGCCGAGCGCGTCGTGACCGAGATGCGGCGCCGACTGAAGTACGCAGAGTTCAAACCGTTCCCCGGCTGGGTTCTCGAACGATGGATGCCACCCAGCTACTTTGGCTCTCCGAGTTGGTGGAACAGCCAACTTGTCGAGGGAACGAGTCTGCCAAAGTTGGGGCCGTACCCATACCAAGGCGGCTATGTCTCGGTCATGGGCGAAGGCTTCCGACCGTATCTCGAAGCTCCCACAGGACCCTTCTTGGACCGCCTGATTGAGATGTGGAACATCGTCCAGCAAGAAGCTCTCTCTTTGAGCCCAGAGACCTACATCTTGAAGCGGGACCGCGAAGGCCGCGACGAGCAAGACGAAACCGATGCGCGTTGGCGCCGGGACTCGACGGCTGCAAATATGACCGCCATGCAGCCGCTTTTCTCAACCTACCTGGAGGCTGGACGCGCCAGAGCACTGGCAGCCGAGCACGCAGGACTCACAAGCCACTACGGCAATTAACCAAACTGAAGGGGGACAAGGAAGATGGCAACTACACCAGGAGGCTACGGCCTCACCAAGAACGCCACGCCAGCCACGGTCGTTCAGGAACGTGAACTGGCAAACCAGCAAGGTGGACCAAAGGTCGGGGCCAACGTCGACGTAACGGTTGTGACGCCCCAAGGCATCCGTGAGACCGTGAACCTCCCGGCACTAGATATGAAGGCCATGGGACGCAAGACGGACCCGGCGTTTGAACGGAGTGCCCAGAGTGTGAAGGGGCGCATCCGGCAGTTGGGCACCATTCCGGCGGCCGTCGTCAGTTTCCTGCCGATCGAACTCAGGTCTGACTCCTACCTCTACCCGCTCAAGGTAGCCGTCATCAAACCGCCGAAAGACAAGCAGGCCTATGCAGTCTACGTCTTCTCGGAGTACTTCATCGACAACACCAAGCAGCATGTGGACAGCCCTACGACCGCCTTCGAGTGGGCGCCAATCCAGATGGCGCAGGACTTCTCAGGAACCAATCCTCAAGGCGTATTCGTCTTCTCAGTCACGCCGGGGCCTCAAGGCGAAACACAACGGCAGTTGTATGCACGGATCGTGGAAGAGATTGAAGATCCCGCGTGGAAGGCGAAAGTTAGCCGGGAACCCCAGCATGGCGGCATGACTTACGGAGAAGCTCTCGAAAACAAGCGGCAGAGCGCGCTGACCTGGATGTTCGAGCAGTTGCGCCGCGGGACTGAAGCCGAGGGCCTGAAGAAGCGGGCCGAGTTTCCATCGATCGCCAGCGCACATCGGCTGTTCGCTCTGGGGTTGATTCAGGTTTTGCCGGGCTACGTGCAGCAGAAACACGACTTGGACGTGAAGCCAGCGACTTGCCCTCAGTGCGCGCGACGGTGTGAGCCTGGGGCCGTGTCCTGTACCAATCCCGGTTGCGGCGGACTCAAGGGACCGTATATTCTGGACCCGCGCAAGGCCTACGAGATTGGAGCGATCACAGAAGAGGACGACTCGCTGGAACGCCTCTCACGCGGGACTCTGATTGAAATGGGCATCTCCGACTACGTTGCGGAGAGCGCGGAAGAGAAGAAAGCCCGTCTCCGCGAGGGTGGAATCAGGCCGAAGAGCATCGCAGCTTACCGGGTCATGGAAGCCGAGGACCAGTCGAAGGCGATGGATGCCGAGCGGTTGGGAACGAGCATCGCCAAAGCAGCGGCGGAAGCTGCCAAACCACCGAAGGCACCGAAAGCCGATAAACAGGAGTAGCCGCAGGACCCGCAATGGTACTCTTCCCCTTGCGGGGTGCTCTTGTGGCGATTCTCACTGTTGGTCAGATAGTAAAGCGTGTTGGAGTCCTGCTGGACGATCCGGCGAACCGTCGCTTCTCCAGCGCCTACATCATGCCGTTCATCGATCAGGAGAACGAGTCTTTCGAGATCACTCTTGAGAGACTCGGTATCCAGCAGCAGGAACAGATTGCCATCATCAACCTGCCCTCCCAGACGAACACAAACAACGGCGCTGTCCCTCCCGTCGATCTGGCACCCTTCTTCGCGGCTGGCGGACCGCTCCAGTGGTTTCTGCGTCCTAAGCGGATCGACTGGAAGATTCAGGGCCAGCCTGACGTGTCTTACGTCCAGTCCGATCCGGTGAACGAGCTTGATGACGTGCAGATTGGCAACCTGGGACCGTACCAGTACCGCTGGGCGGCAGGATCATTGCAGTTGAGCGCGAACTTCACCCCTGTCACCATCCGAGTCTACTTCTACGCTCTGGCCTCTGATGTGTACGACAACGCTCAGACCGTCATGCGGGGAGTCGGTTTCATTCTGGCAACGCAGGTCGCGACTCTGATCGCCTCGGCGAATAACAACATGGGGAAACTCCTCCCGAAACTCGAAAAGAACCTTGCGCGGGACAAACAGAACCTGTCCAACTTGCTCGTCATGGCTGCTCAGGCCCAGTTGATCCACTTTCCCGGCACCAGGCGAGGAT